GTCTTCGCCGACGGGACATGGGAGGAGATAGAAATCCGAGGAGCCGAGGATGCCCCGAGGGAGAGTTAGCCGTGTTCGTTGCCGTGCAGCAAACAGAGACAGTAAGAAAGGCATAGAACCTCGCAATGCCGGACTACTTCGAACCTTAGGAGCTACCATGCCCCCACGCTCTAGCGAAGCCCTACGCAAAGTCACCCTGAACCTATTCGAAGGAGATTGCCGTGAACTCGAACGCGCCTACGGACATGGATGGAGCGAGCAAGTCCGACTCTGGGTCCACGACAAGCTTGTCGAACGAGAACGCCTCCGTCAACAGCGAGACGACAGACTTGCAAGATTCGACCCAACCGAGCCCCGCTGACGACACCCCGATGACCCTCGACGAACTCATGGCCCTCGATCCGCTCGAACTCGCCAAGTCGCCCGAGGCCATCGACGCCATCATCGCCTACCATCGCAACAACCGCGCTCGGGCCGAAGCCGGGATCAAGCCGCAGAAGGACGAGGGCCCGAAGGTCAAGATCGACCTGGAGAAACTCGGCCTGGGTAAGCCGAAGTCAATCGCGCCAAGCATCAAGCGGAGGATCTAGCCATGAAAGACAAATATGGACACGAGACACGTTATTCCGATAGCTCATTATACGATGAAGTCTGCGTGAAGTGCGGAGCCACCGATGCCGCAGGCGACAAGCGATTAAACGAGCCGTGTCCAAAAGCCGCCTATGCTGAGAAACTTTACGAACATGGCTCGACTTGTTTCAAGGGAACGATCTCATGACCGAAGCGCTCGAGATTGACAATTCGGCCCTAACGCCGCATACTACGGAAATACTCTCCCCGTTCCTCCCCGGTACCCAAATCCAGTACGCCTGGGACTCCACGTCCCTCGGCCTGATCAAAACCTGCCCCCGACTATACTTCTACACCATGATAGAAGGCTGGCAACCCCGTGACGAATCAATCCACCTCAAGTTCGGTATCGAGTATCATCAGGCTCTACAAGATTACGACATTGCGCGTGCTGCTGATGCAGATCACACAACCGCTACACACATGGCAGTTCGTGACTTGCTGTTGCGCACTGCTGGATGGGAAGTTGATCTTGAGTCCAAAGCCGGACGATACAAAAACCGCACCAGCCTCGTCCGAACCGTCTGCAACTACCTAGACCACTTCTCCGTCGATCCGGCGAAGACGTACATCCTCGACGACGGGCGGCCTGCGGTGGAGTTGTCGTTCAGGTTTGAGTTGGATTGGGGGCCGCGTGCGGCCATTCGAGGTGAGACAGATCTTGAAGGACTGGACCTTGATAGCCCTCAAGGCATGTCCGCAGCCAACGCCCCGAGCCAACCCTACCTCCTCTCCGGCCACCTCGACCGCGTGGTCGACTACCAAGGCGCGCTCTACGTCATGGACCGCAAGACGACCACAACCACCCCCGGCCCGTACTACTTCAACCAATACGAGCCGAACAACCAGATGTCGCTCTACACCCTGGCATCCCGCGTGGTCCTCTCGGCCCCGGTAAAAGGCGTGATCATCGATGCTGCACAGATTCTTGTTGATACTAACCGTTATGTTCGTGGTTTCACTTTCCGCACCCCTGACCAAATCGACGAGTGGCTGGAAGATCTCAACTACGTCCTGGCTATCGCAGAAACCTATGCAGAGAACGGCTACTGGCCCATGAACGACACGGCGTGTGACAAGTTCGGCGGCTGCCGGTTCCGCAGTATCTGCTCGAAATCCCCGCAGGTCCGCGAGAACTTCTTGCGGTCGGAGTTTATCAAACAAGCGCCTGACGAGCGCTGGAACCCACTCAAACCGAGGTAAGACAATGGACAAAGCAACTTTGGCTACTGACAAAGAAATTCCAGAAGCCTTACGTGTTGAGTTCTTTGATGAAGATGGGGCGTGTGAAATCGCAATCTTCGCAGGGCCACGAGCCTTAGTTCGAGCGACTAAATACGCTGGCCGTGTTTACGATAAACTAGAAGATCCGGAAGGCTTGCTACGATGAAATACAAAGTCCCCGCAGTCTGCGTTCTCCACGTCAAAGAGATGTTCGAACGCAAGCACGTCTCTGGCGTAGGCAACGAAGCCATCTTCGCTGACGAATCCATCGGCTGGTACATCTGGCTCGAAGGCTCGTACGAGTCCATCTGCGTAGGCCAGCAGAAGCCCGAGTTACAGGTTGGCGACCGAGTCAACATCACCATCGAAAGGATCTAGCATGTCCTGGAGACGAATCAGTGACTATGGTGGCGAAGATTCGTTAGTATATTTCGGAATGGATCTGGCCAAAGGCCCCGACCGATCCTTCTCCCACCTCCTCTACGCCGACAACCCAAAGGAAACAATCACCATGATCAAACCCAAGAAGCCCAAGAAGCTGACCCTGCGTGAGCAACTTGATCGAGCAAATGCAACAATCCAAGATCAACGCAGCAATATCGTCGGCCTCAGTCACACGATTGAACGGCTACAGATAAAGATCGGCTACCTAGAACGTGATGCCCAACGCGTAGACAAGCTCCTCGACATCATCCACGCCGGCTCTCGCGAAGCCAACTTCCCTCGTCGGCCAGGAGCATCGATCTAATGGGCTCCCTCGCCAATCACCAATCCAACGACTTCATCAAACTCCTGCTCCTCGGCGACGCGAAGTCCGGCAAGACCGGCTCGCTCGTTTCGCTAGTGAAGGCAGGCTACAAGCTCCGCATCCTCGACCTGGACAACCTCCTCGACATCCTGAAATACAAAGTCCTCGAAGAATGCCCGGACAAGATCGACAACGTGGAAGTCCGGACCATCCGCGACAAGCGCAAGATGACCCAGGCCGGGACGGTGATCGACGGCGCGCCCAAGGCCTACATCGAGGCGATCAAACTCCTCGATGACTGGAAGTACACCGAAGGCACTGAAACCGTCGACTTCGGCAAACCCTACACCTGGGGCCCCGACGTCATCCTCGTCATCGACTCCCTCTCGCGCCTTTGCGACGCGTGCTACGATTGGCGCGAGCCGCTGACGCCCAAGGGCAAAGGCGGTGAGGCCGACGGACGCGCGACATACGGCGACGCTCAGGACGCAATCGAGGCCCTGCTCGCAACTCTCACGAGCAAGTCCTTCGCCACCAACCTGATCGTCATCGCCCACGGGACCTACATGGATCTCCCCGACGGGACGAAGAAGATCTTTCCACAGGGCGTCGGCGCCAAGCTCTCGCCCAAGATTCCCCAGTACTTCCCGAATTACATTCGGTACAAAAACCAAGGAGGCAACCGCACAATCCAAACCGTTTCCGACCCGATGATCGATCTCGCGACGACGAACCCGAAGCTGATCTCCAAGACGTATCCGATCGAAACCGGCTTGGCAGACATCTTCGCGGCCCTGCGCAAACCGCCGGCCGAGACTAGCATTAGCATGATCAAGAAGGTGGTGTGATGCACAAGACAACGTTCGAATATCTCCAACCGACCGAGACGCAGAAGATCGACATGCAGGCCTGTCGTGAGGCAGCCACAGCATTCGAAGACATCCTGTCCTTCCGCGTACCGGACGGTCCGGACAAGACCTACCTCCTGCGCAAGTTCCGCGAAGTCGCTATGTGGGCCAACATCGCCATTACGCGCAATCCGGACGGGAGCCCACGGCAGTGAACAACTCCCCAATCGACGCCGCAGCCTCAGCCCTCGCAGGCTACGCTGCGCCCGAACCCTCCACCGAGGAACGCACCCTGAACCTCATCGGCGCGTTGCTCCACTTCCGAGCATCCATCAACCCGGAGAGCCCTGACACACAAGACATCCGAACCAAAATCGACTCCCTCATCCTCACCAACCTCAACAAACTGTAGGACCCAATCACATGAACGCTCCCAATTTCGCCGGACTGCTCGACAAAGCCCCGACCACGGTCGACAAGCCGAAGCCGCTCCCGGTCGGCACTTACCTCTGCGTCGTCGACGGCCTCCCGCGTTACGACAAGTCCTCGAAGAAGCAGACCGACTTCGTCGAATTCAAACTCCGGCCGATCCAGGCCGCGGATGACGTCGACGCCGACGACCTCGCAGCTGCTGGTGGCCTCGACAAGAAGTCCATCCGCGCCACGTTCTACCTCACCGAGGACGCGGTCTACCGGCTGGACGAGTTCCACCAGCATTGCGGCCTCGAACTCGACCCGAGCACCTCGCGCCGCCAGCGGAACGAGATGATCGTCAACGCCAACGTCATGGCCTATATCAAGCACCGGGCCTCGGACGACGGCGAGAACGTCTACGCCGAACTGTCGAAGACGGCGAAGGCGGACTAACGCGAACTGGCCCCTGGGGAATAGTCCCTAGGGGCCAACTCTCGATGGAGGAATAGGTGCCAAGAATTCCACACGGACATCCAATGAAAGAATACTATCAGCCGAATAAATGTCGAGCGCATGAAGATGGAGATTGCGTATGGGAACACTGTCCTCAATTAAAAGATAATGAGCCCGAAAAGACAGGACGTCATTGTCCCCTAGATTCCAGTGCTGATTGGGATTAAACAAGATGCCCCACGAACCGGTCTACATCGAATTCTCCGGCAAGGACGAGCAAGACGTTAAAACCTTGCTCAATCACATATCACACCATCTGCACATGGCGGGCCACTCGGTCGAGGGGTTAGTCAAGGGCATGGAGCCAACGTCGGTGATAAAGGTGGTCGTGCATGACTAACCTCGTTATCCTTGGCGAAGCCTATGGCGAACGCGAAGAGGCCGAGGGCCTTCCCTTCGTCGGCGCCTCGGGCTACGAACTCACCCGCATGCTCGACGCAGCCGGTATCCACAAAGCCGACTGCCACCTGACCAACGTCCTCAACCTCCGCCCGCCAGGGAACAAGATCGAAGCCCTGTGCGGCACCAAGGCCGAGGGCATCCCCGGCTTCCCCGCCATCGCCAAGGCCAAGTACCTTCGCGCAGAGTTCCAACCCGAACTGGAGCGGCTGTCAAATGAACTCATCGACCATGATCCTAACCTTATTCTGTGCCTGGGTAATACTGCTCTTTGGGCACTCACTGGGCAAACTGGTGTTAAAAAACGACGCGGGACGACCTCTGTTTCTACCCATACTGTTTCGGGTTATAAACTACTTGCTACCTACCACCCTGCTGCTGTACTTCGTCAGTGGGAACTGCGCCCTGTAACCATCATCGACCTGATGAAAGCCGAACGCGAGCGGTGGTTCCCCGAAGTCCGCCGGCCGCAGCGCGAAATCTGGATCGAGCCCACCATCCCTGACATGGAGCTATTCTATGCCCAACACATCGTCGGCTGCCGATTACTATCTGTCGACATTGAAACAAGTGGAAACCAGATCACTTGCATTGGCTTCGCTCCCCGAGCCGATGTTGCACTCGTTGTTCCATTCGTTGACTACCGTCGAAAAGAACGAAATTATTGGGCATCTCCGGCAGACGAGCAGCAAGCTTGGCGATTTGTCCGACAAATTCTCACGAATGAATCGATCCCGAAGGTCTACCAAAACGGCCTGTACGACATAGCCTTCTGCCTTCGCTCCATGGGCCTGCCGACCTTCGGCGCCCAGCACGACACGATGCTTCTCCATCACGCGCTGCAACCCGAGATGCTCAAAGGCCTCGGCTTCCTCGGCTCGGTCTATACGGATGAGGGGTCGTGGAAGAGCGAGCGCAAGGTTGTCGCAACCATCAAATCGGATGAATGATATGAAGGGCACTATCTGGGATCGTCTCAAGCTTTGGACATTCTATCGTTCAGAAGTATGCTATAGCCCCGGCTGTCACAAGGCTTGGTACCTGCGCATCGGCAGTCGCTCTTGGCATATCGAAGTGACGAAGCTCACATGAAAATAATCCGCACCGATCTCGTCGAACCTACCAGCCTCTCGCCCGCCGAGCGCGAGTGGGTCTACAACGGCAAGGACTGCTGCGTGACCGCCGAAGTCCTCGACATGCTTCTGCCCCAGCTGGACGCCCCAGCGGCTCTGGCCTACGACTTCTCTCGCCAACTTCAAGGCCCCGCGCTCGAAATGCGCATGCGCGGGCTGCTGATCGACCAACGGCGCAAGCGCGAGGTTATCGATGAATACTTTGAAACCCTCGAAACGCTTAACCGAAATCTTGAGCGGATCGTCCTTGAGGGCGTTGGCTTGTCGTCCTTTAACTGGCGATCTAATCCAGATCTCCACATCCTTTTTTATGATCGCCTTAAGATTCCTCCGGGTACATCATGGTCAGCGCGTCGTGATCGTGCATGACGACCACAGCGTCTCTCGCGCGCCAGATTTGCAACATGGCGTTGTTGACGATCCAAGACTCGGAACACTGCGGGTCGTAGGCAATGGCTTCGCGGATGGTGGACTCGTCGTCTAGGCGGCCCCAAAACTGGCGGTGCCTGCCGGTGATGGCGGTGATCGCGCCGTCATTTAGCAGAGTGTAGCGAACCCAGTCGTGCCAGAGATGGTGTGCGGGGAAGGCTTTGAAGTATCGAGGCTGGAACCCGCGAATGAGGTTGATCGGGAGCTTGGATTGAGAGGCAATGGTCGGAGGTTGGCCGCCGAAGTTCGTCCCGTGACCGATCTTCTTGCACATGAAACGGTAGGTATAGTGGCGGTAGAACGGGGTCTCGGCGGTTCGGTAGTCGGTCTTCGGATCGCCGGTCCATTTTAGTTCCGGCCAGCACATTTGGGCTACGGTCGTGTGCAGGTCTTTCGCTTCGCAGGCATCGAGGTACGTGCCGTCTTGGAACAGGTTCCACTCGATGGCACCGACGATGCGGGACTGGATCTGCTTTCCGTTGAACTTGGCGAACTTCATTCCTTTGTCGGCGATGAAGATG